GTTGAAAATTTGCTACAGCCATTATAATCACTCTCCTCTTTCTATTTACCAGAAATTATTCATAATAGTTTTTTGTACTATTTTTAGTCATTGAATCTCTTACTGCTTTCCATACTTTCGGATCATCTAATTGTTCTTCAGATAAATTCGCTATTTCTTCTGGAGTGTAGTAGTCTTTAACTAAACTTACATCACTATTTTTCATACTTCCTGGATTTTCTTTGACTGTTTTTTCATTATTCTCTTTGATATACATTTCATATATCGTTTTCATAGGAACATTTGAATTAAAGCGATTTCTAAATTCAACGAACTTATCATCTTTTAATAATTCCTTTTTTGCCCCTAAACTTAATAGTTCATCAGTATTCTTTTTTTCGGTTAATGTTTCTGCTAACTTATTAAAAGTAACTTTTTCCCTATCATTTAGATTTTGGTAACCAATTCTAGCTAACCTGTTTGCCTCTTCCTCTACTGCATCATAACCCTCTGCAATAATGTCATCAGCATCACCAATGCCAAGTCTTTCGATTTCTCTTTGACTTAAGCCTTCTTGCACTGGTTCAGGCAATTTAATGCCTTCACTTTCGTAATACTCTCTTAATTTTGTATTAGTATCATCACCTTCATTAAGGTTAAGTGTTGTTCTTAATACATTTTCAGTATCACGATACTTAGATAATTCCTTTTGATGTTTTCTATCTTCTCTATCAAGACGTGCTTTTAACATATTGTTATATTCCTCTTGATATTCCGGATTTTCTTTCAAAATTTCTCTAAGAGTTTTTCTAACTTCTTCTTTTTCTTCTGCAACATTTTTATTTGCATTAGAGGTATCAGTTAATTCTATACCGTCCACATTTTCTTCTGTTGTTTGTGTTTCAACATTTTCAGTTTCGTTAGTTTGTTCTAACATTTCATCATTTTCCATTTTTCCTCCCATTTAAAGTCTGTCGACTGCTTATTCCATTGGCTTTTTACGTCATCAATGTTCGGACTATTAAAAAAACACTATGTTATGCTAGTGCTTGATTAATCAAATTGTTTCCCTCCGATGCAATTTGCTCAATTTCATTATTATTTTGCATTTGCATTTGAGATTGATTTTTTATAATTGATGCTTGTTGTTCTAACATGTCAATTTGTGCTTGTGCCTCTTTTCTCTTTTTTAATATATTTTCAAGTTTCACTTTTGGCATTACTGAATCAGCATCTAAACTTTCAACATATTCTTCAAAAGTTATTTTTCCACTTGTAAACATATTTTCTAAAGATAATTCCTGAGCATATTTATCGAAAGCACCTTTAGGTGTTATATCTACTTTAACACTTGTCTTTAACGCATCTAATATATAACTAGGTACAATTATTAAATTAGTTGTTTTTGCACCAGTTATAGAATCAACAACCTCATCTTCAATTGTAAGTCCATTAACTGCATTTATCTTCCACATCTCAAACCATATTCTTGCCAAATCTTCTATAAATGATTTTAAACCTAATAATTGGTCTGTTAACGGTTGATTTTGTGCTTTTTGCACAGCAAGTATTGCTCTACCACTTGCAGATTCCGGATTAATATTTCCAGTGGTTGCATCGCCAGCATTTGCCAACTCTTTTGACAATGTAATTAATTCATTTTGTAATTTTTCACTATCAGGTCCCATTTGCCCAGGCGTAGTATTCATAAAGACATCACTTGCACGAGTATTACCTAAATCTCTAAATCTAATTATTGAGCCAACTTTATTAACATCTTTAATATTTTGAATACTACTTTCATTTACAACTTTTTGAGGATAAGAAATATTTTTTGTTGTTAACGCTCTTCTCATAGCGGTTTTATTTGTTTCTAATTGATTAGGTATTAAGTATCTAACTTCTCCTATTCCTCTAGCGTTGCCTTCTTCATCTTCCCAATTCCAGTGTGTAAATGGATAATAGAAAGTTCCCATGTTTTTATTTTTCTTTACATCACAATATTTTGTTGCTTGGTTAAAATATACAGTTCCATTTTTTCTATAGAATTTAGTAACCAACCAACATTTATCTTCTACTTCGTCTTTTCCACTATCTCCAGCTATTGTTGAAGTATCATTATCTGGCTGAATTGTTGCTATTAATTTTTCATCAACTTGTTCTTTTCTAGCCATTTCTTGCAATTCAATTACTGATTTTCTTTGTCTTACAAGTATATATGGTTGCATTTGAATTTCTTCTTCATTTTCGTTACCATACATAATATCATTTTTAGATATTATTTCATTTATTGGCATGTCATTTTCAAAATCATATGTTACATACGCAATAGCTTCATCATTAATAGCACATTGCTTAGCCCATTTTTTTATTTTTTTATCCATAAAATCTTTATCCCAAACTTTTGATGCTTTTTTATTTAATAAATCGCAAGTTTTAGATGCTAATTCCATAAATTGAGGATTTTCTATATTTTCTGGACTATAATTAACTGCAAATAAATTTGAGGTAATATTTCCAACTTTTTGCTTAACTATTTGCTTTATGAAATTATGTTGTATCTTTTCTATTCCTTTAATATTTAATCCATGCCATTGATCACCATTATACATACGATAATTTAAATCAGTATCACTATATATATGTCTTAATCTCATAAAATCTTGATGCTTTTCATATAAAGCCCAAGTACTTGTTTTTTCTAATTCTTCTATATCCATAATTCACCTCCTATTTTGGAAATTCTATTTGTCCTAATTCTGTGCCATCATAAGAATCAATATTAGCAAGATTTATTTCTTCTATCTCTTGCTCCTTGCTAATTTTTTCTTCTACTTTTTTATTCTCAATATGTTCTTTAACTTTTTTTACTGGATTTGGTAAATCTATCACTTCATTTTTTTTAGTTTTACTTCCATAATGTAATCCAATAATAAAAGCTAAAAAAATCAACACAATAGATAGTGCTGATAAAATGCTTAAATATAACATTTCCATTACTTACTCGCTTTCTTTCTGGTTATTTTCTTTGCAGGCTTTGCAAATATATTTTCTTCTTTAATTTCTTCTTTTGGTAATACTTTTAAATTATCAAAATAATACTTTTCTCTAAATACTCTCTTTTTCATAACATTTCTCCTTTCAATGTTCTATCTGATACACTACCTTCTCTTGGATAGTTATAATGATATAATGTTTTATTTGTAAATATCATAGTCGGTTTTTTTCTTAATAATCTTTCATTAAATAGTTTATCTTCTGCATAAACTAGCTCAGGATATCTCGTAGTATCAATAAACGACCTTTTAATTAGCTTTGACTGTCCACATACTTCTTTGATATTACTTTCGTTTAATCTCCATACAGAACCACCATTTGTTTCTAAATTGTAAAATATCATGTCTTCTTTATGATTATCTGATAATATTTTTTCTAATACACTAGGATAAATATAATCATCTGCATCAAGCATTAAAATATATTCTCCTTTTGCATTATCCAATATCTTATTTCTAGCATATCCTGTTCCTTTATTCTCTTTGTATGATATTACTTTGATATTGTCATAATTTTTTAAATTTGCTAGCGTATTATCAGTAGAGCCATCGTCTACCACTATTATTTCTATATCTTCTCGTTTAGGAACACTTTCTATTGCCCTACCAATACCTTCATAGTTATATACTGGTATTCCTATAGTAAGTTTATATTTGCTTTTAAACTTCTCTTTACTTGTTTTTCCTACCTTAGGTATTACTATACTATCCCATAGTTTTTTGTTTTCGTGTGGTGTATATGTAAACTTAGGAATGTTATTAAATATATCATTCATGTCTAAGTTTTTCATATCAAAATCAATTATCTTTGCATTTGTTTCGTCTATCATCGCATCTTTTAACATTGGTAAATTAGTACATATTACCGGTACACCCAATGACAACGGTTCAGTTAATCCGTATGGATATCCCTCTGTATCACTTAATAACAAGCAATATGTTGCAGTTTTTATCTCAGGAATTATATTAAGTGTTGGTTCGTTCAACTCTACACTTTCATATTTGTCTAAATCAAATGGTAAATCAGTAAATATCCTTACTTTCATTTTTCTATTATTAAGTCTAGCATATTCTTCGGCTTTTTCTATGAAGTATTCTAATCTATGTCTACCTTTTTCTTTAGATAATCTACCAGCATATAAAAAAGTAATAGTTTCATCTTCTACTATTACCGGATTCCATAATACTTTAACTTCTTTATTAAACTTCTTTGATGCATGTTCTGCAGCCGTTTGAGAACACCCATATA